AGTGACAACACTTCGTATTATATCGATGCTGCAAGCACATCAGTGATGAATAGAATCAGCACTGTTCGTACAAATAACTGGTTATATCTAGACAACAATTATGGTCACTCTGTTGTTGGTGTTTATTCATCACATCGTCTGCAAGGTGTGTTCGCAATGGGCGACTCTTACAAACTTTCTGCAGATGGAACTTCTGCTGGTAATTTGTATGGTATTGCTTGGTCGCATCCAAATGCTGGAGGCATTGGTGGTGCAAACAATCTTGCTTCTCACGGTATGCTCATTCTTGATAATGGCACATTCAAGGGTGCATGGGGTGGTGGTAGACTAGTCACTCCAGAAGAAGTTCGTGCCACTGTGTTTCGTGAATATAGCGATTCAAATTTTTATGCTGATATTGGATCGAGTGGAACTTGTTTCAATGGAAATGGAAACATTCTCACCGCAGGCAATATTACTGCATATTACTCCGATGAACGACTCAAGACCATATTAGGTCCCATTGAAAATGCAATTGAAAAAGTGAAGTCGCTCAAAGGATTTTATTATGAAGCAAATGAAACTGCGACAAAATTAGGTTACAAAGTCAAAAGAGAAGTTGGTCTGTCTGCACAAGACATTCAGAAAGTTCTTCCAGAAATCGTATCACCTGCTCCGAAAGATAATAATTATCTAACGATCAGTTATGAAAGAGTTATTCCACTGCTCGTCGAAGCCATTAAAGAACAACAAAAGCAGATCGAAGAACTCAAAGCAGCGTTGATGACTAAATAAATATAACTTTTAGAGGAAACTAAAATGGCAATTACATACACGTGGAAAGTTACAGGTCTTAAAAAGACAAGCACAGAAGGTCTTTCAGACGTTGTAATCGGAACACAATGGAACTGCAAAGGTACAGATGAAGATGGGAATGAGGGTACTTTTAGTGGCGCCACTCCATTTAAGGCTTCAGATGTAAATGTCGATTCATTTGTAAACTTTTCACAACTTACTGAAGAAACTGTTCTTTCTTGGATTAAACCAGTCGTAACTGGTGGGTATTGGGATCATGTAAAAGAACAAATTCAAAAGCAAATTAATGGAAAGAAAAATCCGATTGTCGATGTTCCTCACATGCCGTGGGCTCCTGCTCCTGCGAATACCGCAAACGTGGCACCAGCCAGCACAGCAAATACTTGATTTTTGAGTTGAGATAATATATAATATTTTTTGCACTTAATATGTTTTAGGAGAAGAAATAATGAATGGTACAGATGCACAGCAAGCGCAACAGGCACAAGCACAAGCTCAACAAGAACAAATTGTTTCATTGCAGGTCACATTAAATGAAGCAAATGTACTTCTTGCTGGTCTTGGCGAACTTCCTGCTAGAGTCTCAATGAATTTAATTGATAAAATTCGCAATCAAGCGGTAAATCAATTAAACAAACAAGGACCAGCGCCAGTTGAAGGCGAACTTGTTAACTAATCGATAACGCAATAATCTCGACTTTTGAAATACCTAAATAATGAAAACTCTTCATTTTTAGGAATGTTAAATGTCATCACCAGCTACTCGAGAACAGTTAAAAGACTACGCTTTACGCAAACTCGGTTTCCCTGTAATTGATATTAACGTCGACGACGATCAATTAGAGGATCGTATCGATGATGCATTACAAAAGTTTCGCGACTATCACTACGACGGTACAGAAGAAGTATACCTAGCGCATCAGATTACAGCTGGTGACGTTTCGAACACTTACATACAGCTTTCAGATAATATTGTTGGTATAAGTCGAATTTTACCAATTAGTTCTGGATCAATTAGTTCATCCAGTTCACAAGGATTCAATATCTTTGATATTAACTATCAGCTGCGATTAAACGATTTTTATAATCTTTTATCAAGTTCCTATACATACTATGTAATTGCGCGCGAGCATTTGGCAATGCTCGATTTAATTGTTACAGGGGAAATTCCATTCTCCTTTAATAAGAAATTAAACAAAGTAACTTTATTTCTCGATTTTGCTGGTCGTCTTGCTGTTAATGATTATGTTGTTTTTCAAGCAACACAAATTGTTAATCCAGATACATATGCGAAAGTTTACAATGATACTTGGGTAAAATCTTACACTACAGCATTGTTTAAAATGCAGTGGGGCAATAACTTAAATAAGTATACAAATTACACGCTTCCTGGTGGACTTGTTGTAAATGGTGATAAAATTTATAATGACGCAATTCAAGAAATTGACCGCTTAAACGAACGATTACGCGACGAGTACGAATTACCACCTCAAATGCAAGTTGGATAATTTTATGGCAGTTTCTGTGTATTTTAATAATCAGGGTGCAACAAGAGAACAGTTTTTAATCGAAGATTTAATTATTGAATCGATTAAAAATCATGGAATTGATATCTATTATCTTCCGCGTAAATCTAGATCATCAATCGATCAACTCTATGGCGATGATCCTGTTAAATCATACGAATTAGCATTTAAGATTGATATGTATCTTGAGACGTTTAATGATTTTGAAGGTAATCGAGAATTCTTTTCTAAATTTGGTTTAGAAATTCAAAAATCTGCGAGAGTTGCAGTTGCTCGGAGAACGTTCGAAAAAAATATTGGTGTAAATATTCGCAATCTTCCAAAAGAGGGCGATTTAATTTATCTTCCTGTTCAACAAAAATTATTAGAAATTAAATTTGTTGAAGAGGAAAAAAACTTTTTTCAGGCAGGTAAATCAGCGCCATATATGTATGTGCTAAGTGTCGAGGCGTTTAGATACAATGGTGAATTGTTAAATACTGGCGTTCCTGAGATCGATGAAATTGCTGATAGGGAAGCAGTTTCTGTTGAATATACATTAAATGTTGATGGATCAGGAACGTTCGACGATATGGAAATTGTATATCAGGGCGCATCACTCAATGCTGCAACAGCAAAAGCATTCGTTGCTGATTGGAACAAACCAAATCGAATATTAAAACTTCGAAATATTAAAGGAGTATTCGCATCGAATGTAAACATTATCGGCAATACATCTGGCGCAACATGGACATTAGCCTCTGTAAATCTTATGGAAAATGCAAATGAAACCTTTGATGATAATGTTCGCATTGAAACAGAGGCAGATAATATTATAGATTGGTCAGAAGCAAATCCATTCGGATCGAGTGACGATTAATGTTATCAGACAAATACTTTTATCACAGAATAACTCGTAAACTTGTTGTTTCATTTGGAACATTGTTTAACAATTTACGATTAACTCGATATGATAACACAGGAACAACAGAAATTGAACGAATCACAGTACCATTGTCATATATGGCAAAGGAAAAATTCTTTCAACGCATAGAACAAGATCCTAATTTAGATAAAAGAGTTCAAATTACATTACCACGTATGTCATTTGAATTAATTTCTATAACATATGATCCGCTTCGAACTAAATCTATATTTAATAATTCGTATACTTCTAGCAATAACTCAATTGTTAAATCTTCATACGTGGCGCCATATAACTATACATTTCAATTAAACATATATGTTCGTAACACTGAAGATGGTACACAAATTATTGAACAAATTTTGCCATATTTTACGCCAGATTACACTCTTACAATTAATTTGACTGATGGTGTTGGAGAAAAAATTGATGTGCCAATCGTTCTAGAATCGATTGATTATCAAAACTCTGGACAAATTGGAAATTCTGAGGAATTACGCACATTAATTTGGACATTAGGATTTACTGTAAAAGCATATTTGTATGGTCCAATCGAAAATAGAAAACTAATTCGAAAAGTAACCGCAAATACACTAGATTCTACTGTTTTACAAACAGGTGAAAGAAAAATTAATTTAAGTTCTGGTTCGGGAAATTATAAAGTTGGTGAACTTGTATACGAAGGAAAAACAGCGAGCGCCGCAAATGCCTCGGGTTTCGTTAAATCTTGGAATAATGTTGCGAATCAAATTATTATCACAGATGTTACTGGTGTATTGTTAACAGGTAACAAACTTACAGGAGCAGTTACAAATACTGCATATACAATTAATACTTTTGATATTAATGACAATCAATTAGTAAATATAACTGTGATACCGAGTCCATCAACAGCGAATGCGAATTCTGATTTCGGATTTACAGAAACTATTGAAGAATATCCAAATATTACATGAGTGAAATTGATAATAAACTAAGTGACATATTAAATACTGATTATATTCCTGTTGTAAAAGACGACAAGCCTATAACAGTTCATCAGTCACACACAGAAAATCCAGACGCAGATTACTCGCGTTCAAATTATTATAATTTAATTGAAAAAGGCAACGAAGCATTAGATGGTATTCTTGAAGTTGCGAAAGAATCCAATCATCCTCGCGCATATGAAGTTGCTGCAAATATGATAAAAAATCTCTCTGATGTAACAGAGAAACTTATGATTCTTCAAAAACAGCAGCACGATTTACAACCAAAAGAATTATCACCAACAAATATTACAGTAGATAAAGCAGTGTTTGTTGGATCTACTACCGATTTATTAAAGAAACTTAAAAATGAATCAGCTGAGTAGAATTAAAAATTATCTTGGAAATCCTAAATTAAAGCGCATTAACACACAGCTGCAACTTACAGAGCATCAAGTTCGTGAGTTTATTAAGTGTTCAAAAGATTCAATTTATTTTATCGAAAACTATGTTCGAATTATTACGCTTGATAAAGGATTTGTGCAAATTAAACTTTATCCGTTTCAGCATCGAGCAATTAATGATATTGACAATAATCGCCGTGTAATTGTAAAAGCAGGTCGTCAGGTTGGTAAAACGACGATGGTTGTTGGATACATTCTCTGGTATATTTTATTTAATCAAGATAAATTTGTCGCAATTCTAGCAAACAAAGCTCCTACAGCAAGAGAAATTTTAAATCGCATTAAGGTGGCGTATGAGGCGCTGCC